CCTACGTTTTTCAAGCAAGTTTGCTTCAGTTTCTGCTCTACGCGCTTCGCGTTCATCATGCTCCCTTATTCGGCGTTCTTGACGACTTTCTATTCTTTCTATCTCATCTATCTGTCTTCGCTCCCAGTCTTCTATCTGCTCAGATTTAGTTGGCACCATGAAGCGCCTCGCTTTTTCAAGAAACCCACCCTTGTCATATTTTTTCCTTTTCATGGCTGGCTCTGAGGTCATTCCTCCGCCAAACATTGTCTTCACATACTCTTTGTATGATTTGGCCTCTTTCCCTGTCTCTGTTCCGCCACCACGCATGTAAAGCTTACCGCCCTTGCGATACTCTTTGCTCATCGGCGATCCGATGTTTCTTTTCTTCAATCCCATATCTTTTCTTGGCATTTCATTTCTCCAAAAAAATACCCATAACGCCCCACTTTCACGGGGCATTACAGGCAAAAGGTTTATCTTTTTCTAACGATCTTCTTGGTAGCCTTTTTAGATGACTTCTTAGAAGACTTCTTAGCAATCCTTTTCTTAGAAACTGCCTTTTTTGCTACCCTTTTCTTAGCTGGAGCTTTTTTCTTAGCTGGAGCTTTTTTCTTGGCTCGAACTTTTTTCTTGGCTCGAACTTTTTTCTTGGCTGTCACTTTTTTCTTGGCTGATACTTTTTTAGCTTTCTTTGGGGTCTTTCCCCCTGCATAAGCTTCATTAACATCAGTTGTAGATGGGTCATCTGCTATGTAATGACCGTCATCATTTCTAGCTCTATCGCCATTCATTTCTGCGCATTTTCGTTCAGACTCTGAAAGATCAGGATCAGGGCCAAATACCGGCCTATATATCCCATCATCATCAAGCCCAAGAACTTTATATTGCGGAGGAAACTCACCAGTTTCAGAAATGACATATTTTTTATCTGCCAACTTCTTCTCCTGATTAGTCAGAATAGACTTTAACCATCTCTAAAACGACAGAATAAGTATCTCCTGAGCTGTGACCTAATGTTGTAAAAAGAATGTCACCATTTTTACCACTACCTGCATTATTTGGAATACCACCAAAATCTTTAAAATCCATATGTCCATTACTGCTTTCTGCTAGTTCCATTAAAAGAACATTAGCAGTAGCGTTAAGAAACATTTTTACAGACATACCAACGATGGCATGGCTCACTCGCATTACTCTAACTTCAGAACAGGAAGTACCTGCTGCGTTAGCTGCTAAAGCAGATACATCTACTTTAGCTACTGCGGATTCGCCAGTGCCATCGCTGACATTGGTAAACTTCATAATACAATTTCTTTCACCATCTTGGATGGTTTGTGAAGTTACTGCATCAGCCATTACCCATCTCCCTTACTCAAATGGAGTGGCTAAAGTGCCATCACCATGCAGAAATGCTTCACAATGCCAAACTGCTGCGCTGGTTGCTACCAGACGAATAACCCCTCCGACCAACCAGCCCTGCCCTGCTGTCCCCAAATCAATGGTGTCATCATCACTGGCATCAGGAATGAAGGTGTTGTTA